GTCCAGTCGCTTGCTTCCGGCATATAGGAACCGGAAAACGTCTCTCTTAGCTTGCGGAACGTAGTGCGGTAAAGGATGGAAAACGTATAGACTTCGCCAGGTCTGACGTTCACTGGTTGATAAAACAGCGGGTTGTATCCGGTGGTTATGCGCTCCCAGCGGATATAATCAGAGTTTA